CGGGAATATTGCTAACAAAGAAATTTATAAAATTATTAAAGAATATTTTATAACTTATTCAAAAGCTCCAAATGTTCCTGAAATTGTTGCTTCAGCAAGAAATATACCAAGCTCTGAATTAAAAGCTCTTATTGTAGAAAATCTTAAAACTATTGTTCCAATGGAACCAATTGTAAATGAAGAGTTCCTTATTAAAGAAACAATTGCATTTATTAAAAATGGAATGATTACAGATGCTCTTATTATAGGTGCTGATGGTATTGCAAAGAATTCAGAAGAGCTAAAAATGAAAGCTTACTCTATGATGGAGGAAGCTCAAAAGGTAAGAATTGATACAGATTTAGGTCTTGACTTTGATGATATTAAAAAGCGTATTGAATACTACCAACAAAAACTTTTTGGTCATTTAACACTTCACGCAGATTTAGATAAAAGACTTGGAGCAGGTTTTCTGCCTAAGACTTTATCTGTTATCGCAGCTCCTCCAGGGATTGGTAAAAGTTTATTATTGACAGATTTAGGAACTTCATTCTTACTTCAAGGTAAAAAAATTCTATTAATTACTCTTGAGATGTCAGACTTTGAAACAGTAAAACGTATTGATGCTAATGCACTTGATTTGCCTATAAATGATTTAAGAAGCTTAGATGAAAGTATCATTCTTGCTAAACACTCGGCTCTTAGTGGTTTAGGTAAGTTATATACAAAAGAATATGCTCCTGGTGTATTCTCTTCATTAATGCTTAAAGGATTATTGGACTCTTATAGAATAGAAAAAGGTATTGTATTTGATATTATTTTAATTGACTATTTGGGATTAATGAAGTCAGACCGAGTTTCTCCTAACATTGGTTCTTATGGATATTTAAAATCTATAACCGAAGAAGTCCGCTCTATTGCTGTTATTGAAGGAATCCCTATTATTTCTCCTGCTCAGTTAAATCGTTCTGCTATTAATCAAGAAGATGCTGATAATTCATCAATCTCAGAATCAGCAGGAATTTTAATGACAGCCGACTTTATTGTTCTACTACTTCAGACAGCAGAAATGAAAGAAAGAAATGAAATAATCTTCAAAGTAACCAAGAACAGATTTACTGGTATAACAGACTCGTGGGTAATGGGTATTGACTATACAAGAATGAGATTTAAGACACTAGTCGTTTCTAACTGTGGACTCTCTCCTGAAGTAGAAAAAGCACTGACATTTAATGAGGAAACTGGAACATTAAATGATGTAACAGCAATGAACGATTTTGATTTCTCAGATATTTAGGGGGTATAATAAATTATGCAAACATTTTCATTTAAACCATATTTTTATTATACTTATCGAATAACTAATATTAAAGATAACAAGCATTATTATGGCTCAAAATACTCACAGCAAACAGCTACCAAGTTGCCTAAATCGCAACTTGGAATTAAATATTTTAGTTCATCGTCAGATAAAGATTTTATTCGAGATCAAAAAGAAAATCCTCATTTATACAAATATAAGGTAATTAAAATATTTAATACTCCAAAAGACGCTATTGCTCATGAGATTAAACTTCATGCCAAATTTGATGTTAGAAATAATCCATCCTTTTATAATAAAACTAATCAAACATCGACAGGCTATATGCTGTCAAAAGAATCTTTAGTCAAAGGAATTCAAACAAAGAATAATAATATTGATGAAAATGGTTTAAATAGTCATCAGAGAATTGGAAAAAAGAGTAGTAAAACAAAAAATACATATCTGTGGCAAACAACAACAAAATTAGAAATGATAAAAAACCTAAGAGATAGTTCACTTAATAATATTGATGAAAATGGCTTAAATTCTCACCAACGATCAGGTGCAAATTCAGTTAAAACAAAAAATAGAGATATTGATGAAAATGGCTTAAATGGTCACCAACGAGCAGGGCTAGTTGCAAGAGATACAAAGAACAAAATTAACGAATCTACTGGGAAAACAATTTATCAAACTTCAACAGAAAAAATGTTAAAGACAATGTCCACAGATGAGTGGAAAAATACTACCGGAAAATCACTATGTGAGTTTAGAAAAAATTATATGAATTCAAAAGAAACAAATTGTAGGTTTGATTCAAAATGGATTAATAATGGAGTTTCTGAAAAATTTATTCCGCGCGAAGAGTTAGTTCCTGATGGTTTTGTAGATGGTAGATTACTTCAAGGTCATAAATATAATAATGGGTTAAACGAAATATCCATAAAGGATGGAGAAAAAATACCTGATGGATTTGTTAAAGGAGGCTTACCACAAAAAGTTGTAAAATGTCCTTATTGTGAAAAGGTTGGAGGAATTTCATCAATGAAAAAATGGCACTTTGAAAGATGCAAGTTTAAAATTTAGGTTTTATAAATAGATTTATTACAATATCATAATAAAAGGAAACTTAATGAAATCGAAATTTTCAGAATATTTGAAACCATTGGTTGAAGCAGAAGAAACATTTGAAGATCAGAAAAATGAACTTTGTGACTTTATTCAAACGCTTGATGAAGAAACCTTCGCTCAGCTTATGGATGTCCTTTCTTCTATTCTAATGGACCCTCTCGAAATTGGTGAAGAAGATGATGCATCTGAGGAAATTGAAGGAGATAAAGCAATTAAATCTGCAATTGCAGATGGTTCAGATACTAAAGAAATTGCAAAAGCGCTTGATGAATCTTTAGAAGATTTTGAAAGCCTTACAGAACGTGGTCACATTTCTCCTGGAGAACGACTAAAGGCCGCTAGAGAGAAAAAGCGCAATCCTAAATTTAAAAGATTAAATCGAATTAAAAATGCTTGGAATAAAAAATGTTCAAAACGTAAATTATCAGCTGGCAAAACTGCTTCTGGTAAATGGGGTTGTTCAAAAGTAAATCACGCGCTATCTCAACTAGCAAAAAAATGGCAACATAATCGCCAATCATCAATTAAAGCTTAAGGAGCTAAATATGTCAACTATGCAATTCACAGATTATATCAAAAAACTTCAAGAAGGAAAAATTCCTCCTCAATTTTTAAAAGGCAAAGATTCTAAAGACTCTAAAGACAAAGACTCTAAAGATGCAGACAAAGATGGCGACAAAGACAAAGATACTGACAAAGACAAAGACTCTAAAGATGACAAAAAACCGAAAGGCAAATTTCCATTCAGTAAAAAAGACTCTAAAGATGACAAAAAAGACAAAAAAGACGAAGATGACAAAAAAGATGAAGATTTGAAAGAAGCATACGCTTACACTCATACTTGGACTAAAGATGAATTATTAGAATTTATTTCTGAATTAGAAGATGATGAAGTTCAAGAAGTTGGCGATTTTCTAATGGGCGAATTAATGGAAGATGATGAATTTGAAGACGATGATTTTGAAATTGGTTCAGCTGATGAAGACAAAGAAGAACTCAAAGAAGGTCATTTCTTTGACAAGAACAAATCTGTGATAGATAGAGAAAAACATAAAAATGTTGCTGCTCGAAAAATGAAAAAAAAGTTACTCGCTAAATATTACAAGAAAAATAAATCAGCAATTGCTCGTAAAGCAAAGATTTATAGAAAGAAAGCAAAACGACATCCAAGTTCTATCTTTCATCATAAAGGGGTTTAATCCCCTTTAACCAAAATTTGAAATATCTAGTGTGTCATAATAACTTACAACTCCACCAAACTCACTAACCATACCATCTTTATAATTTTCATTCATTTCAACCCCATCATCAAATCCCCCAATTACAAAAATCTCAGAAATATCAACTTTTTTATTTTCCTCTTCTTTCTTATATAAAGAACTTATGAGCAATTTCATATCGGCAAAGTTTTTAGTTGAACAAAACGGCGCAAATGCGATTGCCAATGCCATTACAGCGTCATCGTGCGCTCCCTCATCTGCAGTGTATTTCCCATTAATTAAAATAAATGTAAAAAATTCTTCTATTGTTGTTTTGTCATGAATTATTAAATTTCCATTTTCAATGAACAATTTCATAGTAGCCAATATTAATTTTCTTGTTTTAGAAGTTGTTCTGAAACCAGGATATTTTTTTCTTATTTTTGTTAAATTTCTTGTTCCTGAATCAATTTTTACATCAAAGAACATATTTTCGTACTCGTACACTTTGAAAAGAGTATCCGCAATAGATTGACCTGCTCCTTCATTATTTTCTATAATTATAAAAGCAAAATTGTACCATTCTCCCCACTCAACTAAATATTCTGGCATTAAAAGATAATCTATTTGTATTTGCCCTGCCGCAACTTGTTCAAAATTCATATCTGTAATATCTAAAATATTTACAGCAAATGCATCAATACCATCTTTTGAAGGGTCAACAGAAAGAATATATTTATGACCTTCTTGAGGCTTTTTATAGACTTTTAAACCAGGGGTTATTGTATTAATAGGCTCTTGTGATTCTAACGTTTTTAATGTGTCAGATGATAAAATAGTATATGATGAACCTATAAAGTCATTTCCGTAGTTTTGGTTAAAATATATTTCTCCGTGTTTTCTAATAATTTCATTTTTAAACACTTCCGGGTCTTTAATGTTACCTTTAGAATCAAATCTTGGAACATCTTTCCAATTGACTTCAAATATTTTATAACCATTTGTATTTTTCCTAGCACCAGATACCATATGATAAAAGAAATTTTGGCCATTTGCCGTAGAAAGTATGATTTTTTTCTTAAAAGATAAACCAGACTGCGAAGGGAAAATTGAGTCAGAAAATTCTTGCCAAATAGTTGGTCTGATAAACGCTGCTTCATCACAAACAAGAACAGAAATAGTGAATCCTCTAAATGAGTCCTGACTAGGCACATCTGTTAAAATTCTCATTTGATTTTCGTTTTCTATTGAACCTTTATTCCAAGTTATAGTACCTAACTGCATCCAAATAGGTAAAGCAATAATAATATTTTTGGAATTAGATAAAAATTCTCTTGCCATTGGTCCTTTATTAGCGACTATTCCAATGTTCATTTCTTTAGAAAAATTATAACAGTGTGCAAGATAAATTGCTGTACTGACAGATTTACCACTTTGTCTGGGCATAAGTCCAATGTTATCTTCATTTTCATCAGGTAGTATAGAAGCAATAAAATCTTTTTGATAATGTCTCAAATCAGGAAAATTTACACCTTGTTTAGTCTTAATCTTAACGTAGTTGTCCATAAAATAAAATATGTCATTCATACATCTTTCAATTTCATCTTCGTGAATTGAAGCAATATTAAGTTTAGTAAATGGTTTTTTTAAATTTCTATTTCCGTTTTGTGAAACTCTGTTGCCAAAAGCATCAAGATAATATTGATCATTGTCTTTAGGCAAGTCAAGAATATTTAATGCTAGCTGTTTACCTTGATTGCCATGACTTCTGAGAGCCTCTAATAATTCAAAAGTTATTTGATCTTTGTTATTTTTGAAGTACGTAATTTCGTCTTTTGTTAAAATTTCCATTTTTAATCCTTGTATAATTTAATCATTGCTTGAATCTTTTTATCTTTAAAATCAGATGTATCCATAAGCAATTTAACTTTTACTGCATCTGGCAAAGTTTCAAGCTCTTTAAGAAATGGCAACAGTGTTGCTTTTAAATCTTTAAGTTTATCGGCAAATGGTATAGTTTTAAGTTCTGGACACTCACCAAACATAGCATACATATTTTTTACTTTTGAGGTATCTAATTTAGGAACTTCTTTAAGTGATGTACACTCATAGAACATACTGCCCATATAAGTTACTTTTGATGTATCAAATTGTGGAACTTTTATAAGTTCTGAACATTCAAAGAACATATATGACATTTCGGTTACCTTTGATGTATCTAATTTTGGAATTTCTTTAAGTACTGTACATTCGGCGAACATATATTCCATATCATTTACACTTGAGGTATCCAATTCTGGAACTTCTTTAAGTTTTGAGCATCCTTTGAACATCCTTAACATATTTGTTACTTTTGAAGTATCAAATTTTGGAACTTTTACGAGTCCTTCACATCCATTGAACATATTTGACATATCTGTTACTTTTGATGTATCAAATAGTGGAACTTCTTTGAGTCCTGTACATTCGGCGAACATATTTGACATATCTGTGATATGAGAATAATCAATATCTGTAAGGTCTTCATTGTTTAAAATTTTATTTCTGAGTTCTTTTTTAGTTATCATCAATTAGTCCTTGTACAATTTAATCATAGCTTGAATCTTCTTATCTTTAAAGCTAGATACATCCATAAGTAATTTTACTTTAATCTCATCTGGCATATTCACAAAGTCTTTAAGAAATGGCAAATTAGTTTTCTCCAAATCTTCAATTTTATCAGCAAATGGTATAGTTTCAAGTTCTGAACATCTACTGAACATATAATCCATATTTGTTACTTTTGATGTATCCAATTTTGGAACTTTTTTAAGTGATATACACACACTGAACATACTATACATAGATTCTACACTTGATGTATCAAATAGTGGAACTTCTTCAAGCAATGAACAGCCATTGAACATAAATGACATATTAGTCACTTTTGATGTATCTAATTCTGGTATAGATTTAAGAGAAGCGCATATACTAAACATACAATACATATCGGTTACGCTTGAAGTATCTAATTTTGGTATAGATTTAAGAGAATTACACCCATAGAACATATTACCCATATTTGTTACTTTTGAAGTATTCAATAGAGGAACTTTTTTAAGTCCTGAACAATCATAGAACATTTTTGACATATCAGTTACTTTTGATGTATCTAATTTTGGAACTTCTTTAAGTCCTGAACATCCATAGAACATTTGTGACATATCAGTTACTTTTGAGGTATTTAATTCTGGTACTTCTTTAAGTCCTGAACAGCTACTGAACATATAAGCCATGTTAGTTACACTTGATGTATCTAAAAGAGGAACTTCTTTAAGTGATTGACACCCACTGAACATATCTGACATATCCAATACTTTTGAAGTATTCAAGTGAGGAACTTCTTTAAGTCCTGAACACATACTGAACATCCCAGACATATCAGTGATATGTGAATAATCTATACCTGATATATCTTCATTCTTTAAAATTTTATCTCTGAGTTCTTTTTTAGTTATCATTTTTAGGCCTTATAAATACTTTAAACTATTTATAAAAAGGATGTACACATGGGAAATTTTAAGAAATTTCATGAAAAAAATAAAATTAACGAGCAAGGTCTTAAAGAATGCTTAATGACATTAGCTTATTTAGGAACTTTAGAAAATATTAATGAATCCGAGTTACAAAACCTCACAGAAGCGAGTATTTTAACAGGAATTGCTGATATGTTCGGAAAGGTTGAAGCTGGTATCGACAAAATTGGTATGAAACTACATAAAGGGAAGGGCATTCTTTCCTATATTGCAGATTTTAATGATGCAGCCAGCTTTTTAATTTTTGCAGCTATGAAGGGAGACAAAGAGGAAGTCTTAAGACTTGCAAAGACCTTTGATAAAGCAAAATTCATAGATTTCTTGTTAAAATTAGATATGGTATCAATGCATTTAATCACTGGTCCAATACACATGATTGACGCTATTACAGGTTGGGACCTCATGGCAAACCTAAAATCTCATGCTGTTAAAGCTGAAAATATTATTGACAGTATTGAAAAAGCAATTACAGAACTTAAATCAAAAATTAGTACACTTATGGACACTTCAATTGCTGACAAAGTTAATGCATTTTTTGACTCTATTTCTGATATGTTATTTTCTACACCAGAAGCAGTAAAGGCATAAAATGCAGAATGGTATTACTCAATGGCTAAAAACATTCTTAAGTAACATGTTCACAGAGATTGACAATGTTACCTGGGATTTAACAAAAGTGCTTGCAGGTTTTTCAATAAGTGTTGCCTTATGTTTGGCAATTTATTCGACTGTTATCAAAAAGGACACATTTAGTGCGTCAGATTTTGGACAGGGAATCGCAACGATGTTTGCAGGTTTGGGCGTTGCCCTTGGGTTTAAAAAGGACACTACTCCTAAAGAATAAATTTTTAAAAAGTTAAGTACAAATTTGTTATAATAGTACATCTAAATAAGAGAATAAAGACTATTTGGAATTTTAATTAACCTAGGAGAAAAAATGTCGAGAATAAATCCACCGGAGCTCAATCAATTGTTACAGGATATTGCAGATGGACTAGCGTCAGAAACACCAAGTATTCGTTTCGTAAATAAAGGAGCTTCAGAAAAACCTTCAGCATATCCACTTACTGATATTTGTCTAGATGAAGAAAGGGATTTTTTACATATTGAAATTGCTGCACCTGGATTTTCAAATGAAGATTTTGATATTTCTATATCAGATGATATTCTTTTAAT